CTGTTAATCCGATACTCGACAAAAAGCGGCGAGGTAGTAGTGAAGACATTAATTGTCCTACCAGAATTATTACTGCTATCAGAATTATCATCCCGCAATACAAAACTAACAGAGGAAAGAGCAGTAGTTTTTGCAGGGTCTTTGTCATAAACTGTTAGGATTTCTCCAGCCGTTGCTGGGTAGGCCATGCTACTTACGCTATCAGTAGTTGTTACTGTGGTAGAAGCGGTTTTAAGTAGTTGCGGCCAATATTCAGTTTCCCAAGCAATCCCCAACCTGTGGTTAGTTAAATCCCGGACTTGTTTAAAAAAGTGATTGGGAAGGTTATCCCTATCCAATCCAGCTAATTGGGAAACTCCATAAACAACATTACTAAATTTAAGCGTTTGCATCTATTTCCACCCGTTCATTTGGGCCGAAAACTTTTCGATAGGTGACTCGTCCTCGCGGAGTGTCGTAATACCCGTGGGGTTTATTCCCACCGTACCCAACTTTCACGTTCTTGCCACCCGCACTCTTAACCCTACTCTCTGGATTGTCACGCAAATACTCCTTAATAAATTTACGATCACCCCAGCATTTGTATCCGAGGCGTTTGCCCCAATAATGATACGAAGTAGTCTCTATTCTAGCTTTGTGTTGTCCAAAACTAGTTACATAGGATTCCTTCCGTGCCTCTCCAGCTACACCGCCGGATTGGTTGGCCCGTGAGGTTTGATACTCACGAGCCAACTGTTTCCGAAGTGCCGCCCCCACAAGGGAAGTCATTTCATCACTTAAACCTTCAGGGGCATACATAATCTATCCAGTACAATCGAAATACCCGAAGTTTTGGGGGTTGTTAACGACCAATGCGGCAATTGCTTGGATTAACCTAGCAGGGCCACCACCGTTATCTGTCAACTCCTTAATTTCAGGTAGCTTACCATACCTAATCTCAACTTGATCGAACGGGATAACATATCCCTTAAAAGCACGAACAGCATTTGCAGTCGCACTAGTTTGCTCATTGATGAAGGTTGAGGGGTGTAGTCGCATTCGACCAAAATCTCCTTCAAACAAATCCACGGCATTGATAAATGACCGATCTGATGCTGCTTGATTGAAGACTTTGATAGGTGAATGGAGATCATTTGCTGCTCCACCAGTAGAAGCCTGTGAAAAGTTCGTAAAAGCCCTTTTCAAAGCTGTTCCAACAAGAGCATCATAATCACGGATAACTCCCGTAGTATCATAAATACCCTTCAATACGTCTTGAACAGCACCCTCTGTAAGAAGGGCAACCGTACTTTCGTACGCATTAACTTTGGGCATAACAAACGCTTCCTTCACACGAAACTCCGAACCTTCTCGGCCACCTTCGTTATTGCTAGCATTAACGGCTTCATCAGCAATCGGATCGCCATATGCTGATTCAAGGTTAAGGTTTTCTCTACGCAAGAAACTACCCAATGCTTTGGTTTTGTATCCCACAGGAGAGGCTTCCGTCGCTGCGTCTTGATCGCTCAAGAACACATACTCCATATCGCGCTTCAAAGAAATTAACTTCTTTGCGATACCGTTTGCCAATTCCGACTTAACGCCAGCAACAACTTGAATTTCATTCGCCAAGTTAGAAATACGGAATGTACGCCTAAATAGCTGAATGTAATTCTGTGCCAATGCACGAGTAGCACCGGGATTCTCGAAAGTAGGAACCGCACCCGTATTTGTACTAGCAAAGCTAGCATCAAGGGCTTGTGTCATACTTACGTCGATACCGTCTACGTATGCCGTAGAATTTGGCTCATCGTGTTTATCCATTTGCCAACTCATAACAGCATTGCCGGGCTTCTTTCCTTTTTTCGCAAGAGATGTGAAAACAGTACTACGAGCATCGACATTACTGATAAGATCAGACAAATCCTCTCGGCCACCCGATTGAGTGCCGTTATATCCAGATTCAATAAGAACTGCCATAATAATTTAATCCTTTATAAATAATCAGTTTCTAATATTTTCGCTAAAGCATCAGAATCTCCATCAGTCTTGAAGGCTTTCCTAGCGGAATTTGAACGTGCTTGTTGAGGCTTATCCACAACTGGAGCTTGGCTCGGAGCAGATGGTTGTTTCGGAGCAGCTTTAGCCTTTGGCCTCGGTTGCTTGTCCGTTGTCATCTCCTTATAAGCCTGTAGTCCCAATTGGAACATAGTCACATCTGCTTTCCACGTTGGGTAAGTCTTTAAGCTAGGGCGATTTTTTACAATCTCCATAGCCTCTTGATACCCCACGGAACTACGATCTTTCCAATATGGGAAAATCTGTTCCACTTTCTGGTTAACGTCAGTTTCTTCTCGTAGGTAGTTTTCCTGTTCTGGAAGATGTGTGCGTAGTGCTTTTCGGGCATTACGCTTAATCTGTGTCACATCCTCTCTAGAATACGACACTTCCTCCCCTTGAGAATTGGTAACTTCAGTTCCATCTGCATTATCCTCTGCCCATTCCATAATCTCCTCGGCCTGTTCAATTTCTTTAGTGACTGCCGACATGGATTTCAAATGGGAATATGGATTGTCTTTTGCAACTCTAGGAAGATCACTTAAATCATCCTTGTTATCCAATTCCGTACGGAGGTCTTTGATCTCGTCTTCCAGACCATCAACCCTACCTTCAGCTTCCTTTCGACGGGCAGTCAGTTTGTCGATTCTTTTCAGGAGTCCTTTATGGGGTAGCTCCTTCTGTTCCTCAACTACTTCATCTGCCTGTTCAACTTCCGCAGAAGGTTCTTCTTCAACTTGAGAAAGATCACTTTCAGCTTCTCCCTCCGACTCACCACTCGGCTCATCTTCAATAGGAGGCGATTCTTCATTTCCCGCACTTTCCGCAGCGGGTTCGTCTGGCGTGTCAAACATCCTTTCCAGTTGACTTGCCAATCCATCGGTGTCCAAAAGTTCACCAATGTTCGTCTGTGCAGCTTCCGTCGATTCGGGAGTGCTGCTTTCTCCCTCTACTGTGTTTTCACTCATGCTGGTTTTAAGCCCCCGCAAGTTAGGCAAACAGCGTTTTTAAGGATACGCAGAAACCCACAAATTCTATTGATTCCGGTAAGGAACCAAAAGTTACGAAAACTAAAAACTGTTTTCGGAAAACTGTCAAGCATTTAAAGTCATCTAGAGTTAGCTTTCTCCCATGTCTCTAATAGAGAGTGTTTAAAATCAGCCAGAGCTTCAGCCCGTCCACATTGATGACTCCTAACATCTGGACTAATATCTTGGGCAAGGGCTTCCGACATTTCCGATTCAATCATATCGTTAAGCCTTTTCTGTATGTCATCCCAAAGTGGGTTCTGGTCAAACTGAAAAGAGGATAAATCCGTCATGTCAACTGACTAACCCCAATTCGACCAACCGTCTTGTTCTGTTCTTGCATGATCGACATTTGAAGATTCTTGGAGTAGTTCTCAAATAATTGCTGAAATACCTCATCTCCTTGTAGTGCCGATTGAGCTTTGGTGTTCCTAGATACAATTTCTTGAGCGTATTGCATCTTCGTTTTAGCTGCGGGGTCGTTTTCCACATAGTTAGCTTCATTCCCAAGCATCATTAATCCAATTTCAGTCTTAACATCGTTATACATCTTCTGACTAGCGGTGGCTTGGTCTATGATTAGCTCTTCGGCAATGTCTGGACTTATGGCTTTAGTCACCATTCCAATCAACTTGTTCCTATCCAAAACCCCACCAGCATCTTGGGGGATAACATATTGGCTTATCGTTGCCAGTTTCTTATCCACGTATTCGGTGTCTAGTTCCCGAACATCGTACTTCAAAACGAAATCAAACTGCATCATGTCTGATTTTGGAATAGCCCCCGAACCTGTAATCTTCTGTATTTCCTCTGGAGAAAGAAACTGTAAGCACAAAGTAAACATTTGCTGGTACGCCTCTGTCCAAGTTGTTAACCAGTTATTCACCATGCGCTGTTGCTTCAGTTGAGTTTGAACTGGAGGGACGCTTTGGTTAGCCCTTCCGAAATAGCTATCCGCCTGTCTTTCCACGATTTCAATAAGGTTTAGTGCCGTATTGGGGGTTCGTGGTGGGGGCTTCATAAACTCGTAGTCTCCCTGTTTAGTTACTGGGAGTTGAACAGCGGGGCCGACTTTATTAGCTAATCCAAGTCTCTTATTCACCATAATAGGTGGAAGTGTTTCAAAAGAGGTGGAATCAAATACCGAGTCCCGTTGAGTCTTTATTTCATTTTGCCAAGTCTCACATATTTCAGGGACTCCACGGGACTCTACTACACGCCGTTTAAGCCGTTCTCGTCTAAACTCAATAAACGGATACCGACAATGAGCGTAATCTAATAGTTCGTGTTTAGCAAAAATGTCATTTCCAGAATCGTCCTTTGTGTATATTGGACTGAAGATAGTGTAATAAATACCCGGCATGTTGTTCTCATTGATTTGCCGGGTGTATGCGTAAACAACTTCAATAAGATTATCCTGCCTAGTTATCGTGTCGTTTATAGATAGATTGGATACGCTTTGGGAAAACTCAAAGAACTCCACAGACTTCCCTGCCGTGTTTACCACCTTCTCAACCCAAGCCTCATCCCAACCTTCGTCAACTGTTCTAGACCGAAGTTCAGTTTCGGTTAGAAAAACTCGCCTAAAGATAACCCTAGCTGCTTGTAGGTCGGTTGTTTCAGGGGGGAAAGTTATGTCTTCCCAAGGTTTAAGAGCCACTACGGAAGGTTGGTTAACCGCAATGTAAGCAACTGGAATTTGGGTCTGTCCAGTTTCTCTCAACTCTTTTATCCCTTTTTTAGCTTCCTTGTCGGTAGCGTTAGGATATTGAGCTTTAATAATTGCTATCGCCTCATCTTCCCTATCTGGGTCAGCTATGATTTCTGGAAAATCCCGTAAAGGATCGTCCTGTTCCAACTGATCGAGCATCTGGAAAATCTGCTCCATAGTGATTGCTACTGGTTTTAAAGCTACTCTCTGATCCCAACCAACAAATAAAGCACTCCAGCCATACTGTAGTCCGTGTTGGGCTAGAAGTTCAGCTTCTCTGTTTATTGTGTGGTAGAGTTTAGTATCCAGTTGCCAATGCATCATCTTATTCGCAACAGCCGCTTGCTCCAAATCTCCTACCTCCGTAGCCGCAACTTTCAAAGTAGCTCTACTAGCCGCAGTAGTAAGGACATCCACGCAATCGTTAATAATAGAATCTGCAAGAGGAATCCTAGTGTCACTCGCACCTTCCCACGGAAAAGCTTGACTTCCTTCCGCAAGATTTTTGCTATGCTTTTTCCCATCGTCACTCTGCCCCGCCCACCTCGTAAGTCTAATATTGTCAGCTTCCGAAATTTTCGTCATCGAATACCCATCGTGTAGGCTCCGAACGTACTCTTTAGTTAACTCTGCAACATCTGGGGTATCTGTATGCTCGACTAACTTATCAACACTTGTATCCATAATTAATATCCTTGTACTTCTGACGCGGCAAAAGTTTTAGCCGTTACGTGAATAGGCTCCATTACTGCCAAATACCGTAACGAGTCAACGGGGTCTTTCGTTGCCCCCTTATCTCCATCTCGGTTCGTCCATTCCTGTAGAGAGTAAATCAAGTTTCCACAATCTGAACTAATGTATAAATTCGGTTCATTTAGAACTGATATACTTTCGTTCTGGTCGTAGTTTAACCAATCGTTCATAATGGTTAAACCGTTAGCGATGGATATTCCCGCCGCTTGGAGAAAGTACATAGGCTTTTCTCCTTCTTCAAGCAAGTCAATAATACTCGTTCCCCCATCCCTACCAGCAGCTTGGGTTGCTCCGGCACGGGGGTCGATGTAACGTTCCTCGATTTTCTCACCATTTTCGGCACTTTCGATAATCTCCTTGATCTCCGTAACTCCTCGGCCTCCTCCAATATTTTGAGCAGGGCCAATCGAGCCATCTGGCTTTTCACCGGGGATAGCCCATTCTCCATAGGTTTTTCTGTCAGGCCATTCTCGATAGACGTATTTCCTCCCCTTCTCATCTACCCGTATCCAAACCATAAACCAGTTTCGACTCCACGCTGGATCAACTCCAAAATAGTTAGTTCCGTTTTCAGGTATCTCTTTAGGGTCTAGAACGTGTATGTGGCAAAATTTCGGAAATTGGTTTCCAGTTAGGTTTTGAGCAAAGCCATACGCCCGTAGTTTAATCTGGATAGAAGTTTCCCCTTTCAGGGTTCTCACCATCTCCGAGATAGGATTATACGGATTCATGGATGTGAAAAACCAAATTATTTTACTACTTTCTTTTCTCCCATTAGCAGTATACGGCATGTGTCCCACCTTACATCCCGGCACGTTAACCGTATCTGGAAGCAGAGGGCTTGGTTTTGTCTCCAGTATCTTCATACCGTTAACATACTCTTTTACCGTAGGGGTGTATCCGTCTACGGGGGTGAAGGTAATTAGAAGTTTCCCACTTCTGGTAATTAACCTAAACCTCAAAGTTTCAATCCATTGAAGGGGGACAAGCTCATCTGCCCATATTAAATCCACCTCACCCCCCTCAATAACCCTCATCTCTTGGGAGTAGTTCATAAACCAACATTGGGAACCGTTTGGGAATACGAACGTGTTTTCAGTAAAGCCGTTTTTCTGGCTATAACTTACATTTTGAATTTTAGTTTTCTTTAAATTCTTCCACTCTTCTGGAATGTATTTGTAAACTAGGGGTTGCTGATCTCGGATGGAGGATTGTGCGGTCATGCCAAGTACCCACACCTTGGCGTTTCTTTTTGCAGCTAGTTTTTTAACTATCTTTTTAGCTGCGAACTCTGATTTACCGGCTCGGTTTCCACCTTGGATCAACAACTCCGAAGCGTCTTCCCACAAAGCATCCGCATCTGCCCAGTTTGGGGGTTCGTATCCATATCTAAAAGGATCGTTCCTTTCAAGTTGAATGAGGTCTTCTCGTTTTTTGAGAATCTCAACTAACTCGTCAAGCCCTTCCTTACCTCTCTTTTTAAATTCCAGCATTCTCTCTTGCGAGGGAATAGCTAGAACAGGATGTTCCGTTGGCGTAAAGGCCATGTTTTAAGTAGCTAGGAAAACTAGCTTTTTCCTTTTTGGAAACTTCTTCGTAAAGACCTACTGTTC